ACCAGCGGCCGGAGGGCCTTGGTCCGTGGCTCGTGGTTATAGCCTCCTGTGAGCTCGAGGGTGAGCCCTTGGAGGGCCATGTTGGCCTCGTGGAGGGCGAGGAGGGTGTCTTTGCGGTTCATCGTGTGGTTCCCCGCAGCCGGTCGGAGATGAGCTTGGCGTAGCCGGCGATATCGTCCCAGTTGTCGACCTTGTCGGGGTTGCCGTTGACGATACGGGACATCTTGCTGGCGATCATCTCGAGGGCTTCCCATTGGTCGTCGGCGAAGGTGCGGCCGTGGTCTGAGGCGTGGTCGGCCATGGCGCGTTTGAGGGCTTGGGCGAGGCGGGAGTTATCGGCGAAGGTGCCGTAGTCCGTGGCCCGTGAGTCGAGGATATCGTCGATGGGGTCTTTGTCCGTTGTCTTGAGGTCATCGAAGAGTGCTGTGGTCTCCTCGTTGCTGAGGAGGGCGGCGTTCCACTCGCGCGCGTCGGCCTCGGACTTCCCTGCGGCCTTCTCGCGAAGCTTGTAGGCGTAGGGGATGGAGATCCCGAAACGCTTGGCGACGGAGGCGACCTTGGCGCCGGGGCTGTCGTGGAACCAGTTGATGGCGCGCTGGGCGGCATCGGACTTCTTCAGTTTCTTACCGGATTTCATTGGGCACTTCCTTCTGTTGATAAAGATAGGCGACACAAGAGGGCGGCAAAGCCGCTTTTTGTGAGTCGTAGGCACAGGCCGCGGCGATCGGGTCGGAGGCGCTGTTGATGTACTCTGTTCTCAGATGCAAGTCGTACGCGCAGTACGCAAAAACACTGAGAAGAATAGAGCCAAGCACGCCGCAGACAGCAGCAAAAAACTTTATATCACTTTCCATTTCAATCTCCTTTCTAGGCTTTCTAACGATTAAAAGTAGTCTCTTCCGCCCCTCGAGCATCTCCAGTTTGGCTTAGGGAGATGCGGGTCGATGGGCCTGCGTTTATTGCGCAGGAACCAAGTTATACCCACAAAGACGGATAAAAACAAGAGTAGACCCAGTCCAGACATAAGTATCTCCTTCGTCATTTCTTCTTTCTCGCGGCCTTTATACCCCGCCTTTCCTCGAAGTGCAAGATGCGGTGGCAGTTGGCGCACAGGGGGATGCACTTCTCCTCCGCCTCCTTGATGGCCTCCTTGATGTTCTGTTGTTTGACGATAAGCTCATTCACCGAGCGTTTGTTATGGCGGATCACATGGTGAAAATCGATGACCGCGGGGTGAGAAAAGCCGCAGTGGGCGCAGGATTGTTTGGAGCGGTAGTCGAGCCAGGCCTTCTTGGTAGCGATGCGGCGCGCGCTCGACTGATCGATGACGTGCTGGGTGTTCTTCAAATACCAGCGACGCGAGTACTCGCGTTGCCGTTCGCGTCGGACGTTGGCGTCCTTGAACGGCACTAGAGCCGTCGTTTCCAGTAGAGGGCTCGTGCAAAGGAGTAGGGGATGGCGGGCTCGTAGAGCCGAAAGCCACAGGTGATGAGATTGTTGGCGCTTGGTGCGTTATCCGTGGTGTCTGAAACCGCCCAGTTGTACCCCTGACGCTTGGCCCAGAGCAGCCGCGCGCGGATGAGCCGGCGTTGGATGCCTCCGCCCCGGGCGAGCGGTGTGACACCGCAGCGGCCGAGGTAGACCCCGTCAGGGATTTGTTGGGAAGGAGACAGACACGCGAATGCGACCGGCGTGCGCCGGTGGTAAGCGATCCACCAGACCCCCTCTTCCGGGAAGTACAAAGCATCGTGCGGCAGACAAGCCCGTTGCAGCTCGATGAGTGTCTCTTCGACTTCCGGGTTGGAAGGATCGACCTTTTCACAGACGACCTTCATAGGGCGTCAGTGTACGGAAGATCCCTGTCATTTCAATGTCGTGCCGTAGTATTTTAGGATTGTTTCAAGGCAGAACAGGTGGCCCTCGAGGGTCTTGATATCCAGGTCGCGATCGGTGTCGAAGATGGCGGAGCCTCTGCCGGCCTTGCGTGCCGCGAGGTCCGTGGTCATTGAGCCGTAGGTCGCGGTCAGTTCCTGGACGACGAGCTGTTCGATGAGCTCGAGGGGCAGATCGAGCGTCACGGACGCGGGCTTGGACTTAGTGGGTTTGGTCAGGAACTTCCTGGCGCCCTTGTTGCCGAGGGTGCGTTTTAGGACGGCGTTACGGGTCATGGCTGCTCTCCTATGACGAACACTGGGGTGTAGTCCCCGACGTAAGAGCCGATGACGTTGTAGTGCATGTGTTCAACGGCGTCTTCTTCGGTCATCTCGTCGCGTGTTATCAGTATCTCTACGCACTTGTTGTAGTCGTACACGGCGATCAGTTTGGTGTGCTGCCATCCAAGCCCGATCAATGCGTCCTCAAAGCCGTCAGCGTATAGCGTGTTCGGGTCAAGCGGTTCTTCGGTCATTTGCTCCCCCTCGATCATGCTATCTCTTCCAACCTACCGAACCAAGCACTGCTATTCGTCCAGCGCAGGGCGATAGGTTCCGATTTGAAAGACCTGCTCCCGGCAAACGACTCCCCACAATTCCCGCAAGTCACGCGCCAGTCGTTGCCGACCTCCACGTTAATCCTCTCGGAATTGCCCACGAAGTCTTGCAGGAAAAATTTGTGGGGGCAGTCTGTCATTTGCTCCCCCTAGCACGGATGGCGGCGGCGTACTTGTCTGCATAATCACCAGCCATGCCTTCCATGTTTAAACACACCCGCGCACACGCCTCCCGCTCGGCCTCGACTGCTTTGGCTGCATACGCCTTCATCTGCGCGGCGGTGTAAACGCTGCCGAGTGCGCGGGATTGGAACCTGACCCCGGTTGCAATAGGTTTAGGCAGTCTCATTTGCTCCCCCTCGCACGGATGGCGTTGACGATTTCCTGCGCGTTGTTGTCGCTGATGCACAGCCCGTACACAATCGGGCAAATCGCCTCCCGCTCGGCCTCGACCGCCTTTCGCACCGCCACGCACCCCGGCTTGTCGCACTCGGGATGGCAAGTGTGGATGGAGTTGACGGTCATGCGCTCCCGCTCGGCCTCTGCGACGAGGGCGGCGAAGCGTTCGATGGCTTTGCCCTGTGCGTCGTAGTACGGATGCAGCCCCGCCTCCCGCGCCAATTTGATGGCTTCCTTGCGTGTCATTTTCTACCCACTCCATTCCAACATTTAATCAACTGGTCTTGTGCGTTAAGCAGGTTCCAGAAATCAGCAACTAGGGATAATTCCATTCCACAATGCTCGTCTTTGTCTTTAGTGCATTCTATGAAAAGTGTCTGCCAGTCTTTGCCGTAGCACTCAATAGTACCAGTAGCATCTAAACGAGCAGATGAGCCGCACATCGGACAAGGTGAAATTTCCTCGCGTGTCATGTCTTGTCCTCCTTCCTGATCCCGTGGAACCGCTCGGCGTGAAGCCATCCGTCGCGGAAGTCAACCCACTGCCGCGTGCCTCTTTTCCCGTCATATGCAGCCGCAGCCTGCTCATCCGTCGCAGGCTCCCGCGTGGCGTCCGGCTCCGCGAGCGCGGCTGCGGGTTCATCCGTAATGTACAGGCTGTCGAGGTTTGCGTTTATGATTGCCGCCATATCAGCGTCTAGCGGCCTCTGTTTCGCGGCGAACTGGGCGAACAATTCAGCGAGGGTGTACGGCTCCGGCTTGGCGTCCGGCTCCGCGAGCGCGGCGTCGAGGGCGGCGATAGCGCGACCGGCATCTTCATGCACTGCCTCGTCACTATATTTGTTGTAAAACCCTCGTATTGCCGACCGCACTTCCTCAACCACAGCGCGGGGCAGGGTGATGTTGTCGGTCATGGCTTGTCCTCTTCGTTCCCCGGTATCTGGCAGTACGCTTCCCAATAACCGATGGCAATCTCTCTGGCGCGGTGCTTGTTCACGCCTTCGCGCATCAGGGTTACTGTCAGTCCATCCATCCACCATGCGGGGGTCTTGCTCTCCGGCTCCGCAAGCGCGGCGTCGAGGGCGGCGATTTCGGCGCTGTAATCCGATTTCTCGCCGCTTGGCCTAATCGTTTTGTCCGCGTCTCTGAACGCCGCGTGTAATCTCCAGACCACAGCGCGGGGCAGGGTGATGT